AGACCTTTACAGGTCTTGAAGCCATTCCCTCTTTGGGAATGGTTCACCTCAGATGGTGTGCTTGCGCATCGCTGAGCTCTGATCCCAACTCTAATCTATCGATATAGAGGTTAGGATATACTGGATGTGACAGTCCAGTGAACCACACTTCCTTACGGAGAATGGTTCAGAAACAGTTTAAATAAGCCTGGTGATTCCCTAGGAAACTAATCATTTCCTAATAATCCAGGTACATGTCTGATCTAGACGTACCGGTGGGAACCTCCGGGGTATTGACTGTTCTTCTTCTGCTCTCAGACAGAAGGATGTATGTTGGTACTCGGGAGGGGAGAAAGTATATAAGAAAACTTTCTTCCGGCTCGTACAACGGAGAAATCCGGTTAGGATCCTTCTCCTATTTGTCACTGATGGTTGATCACCATGAGTAGGGAAAATACTCCCATTTGGCAAGTAGGCGGTAGAAGGAAGCCCTGTACGGGATTCTTAATCTCTATATTGTTAATCGGCACCTTGAAGGGTGGGGCGTTGACGTCCCGCAACTTCAAGGAAACCGAGTTACGAATTGACCATCGTAATCCTTGATAAAGGTGGCTGCGGCCCCCAACTGGGGAAACCGAAGTTTGAAGGTCATCCTTTCATTATGAAATATTTTCGAAGATTTTTCGATACATTTCACGCCTACCGAACTTTAAAGCCTATTAAGGGTATTCCCTTTAATTTGCTTAGATTAAAGCTGGTAGTAGAGAAGGATGCATTCAATGCCATCCTAGCCGTAAAAGGCTGGAAACCTTTAATCCGACACTTGTTAAACGTGTCTGGATTAATTGTAGGTGGTCTAAACCGTAACTGGGTGAGATTAACTATAGTAATAATACGAAGGTTAGAGAAGATAAGACATGAGCAAGGCTCTTGTGGACTTGTTAAGTACCTCAAAGTCTGCTCTGTCTGTCTTCAACAACACCTGGGTGGGCACTATGAACGTGATCTAACTTCCTTAGGTCCGAGAGTTTCTCGGACCGGGAAGGGGATCCCGCGGGTTCTTCCGGCTACTGTTAGAAAGTCAATATCTGAAGGTGATTCTCGGTCTGTTAGATTCGCTCTTACAATATTTGCATTGTATAGAGTGATCTACTTTCCAGGAAAGCTTAAGTTATCGACAATCACAGCTGCTAGAACAACCTCTCTTCAGGCTGAGCGACGATTGTATACCCATATTAGTACGTTTATCCGACTCTTTATCGGAAAACGGAACAATGGGCTGCAGTCGTTGCGTCCGCCGAGACCGTTCGAAATCCTAAAAGGATCCCCAAATAGTTTAGGTGCCGAGAATTTTGAGTATTCAAGTCATCCGTTTGCTGTTGTAAGGTCAATGATTGCCTTATATCAGCATCCACGGTTGATGAATCAGTTAGAGGAGTTTCGAAAACTACTGCCAGCCTCACCCGAATTTGATCGGGTTTGGTTGGACACGAACTTTGCTGTTCGTCTACAATTTGTAGAGTGGTGTCGAACCCTTAACTTTACTCCAACTCTCGGTCGCCCTATTAGGGGACGTAAGTGGCATCCGTTTAAAGTTAGTCCAGTTGTTGCCTTGGAAGAAGTAAGAGATAATTTATCTCGTGCTCCTTTCTATATGCGATACTGGGTAGGCCGATATGGCTTCTTACGAAGTCTCGGTCTAGCTGACTTTAAGCGAGCCTACTTTTTAGGTCGATTGGGTCTTAAAGAGGAAGCTGCGGGAAAGATCAGAGTATTTGCTATGGTAGATTGTTTTACACAATGGTTAATGAACCCTCTCCATAAGTATCTTTTCGGAATCCTCCGAACGATACCGATGGATGGTACATTTGACCAGATGAAACCCTTAAATAAGGTTCCATTTGGTGAAAGACCATTGTATTCATTCGATCTATCTGCCGCTACTGATAGACTTCCTATTAGTCTGCAAAAGGCACTTTTATCCAAAGTCTTCGGACAAAAGTTTGCCGATTTGTGGGCTAATATATTAGTCGGTAGAGACTACGAGCTACCTAAATCCGATTTTATTGGGGAAGATTCCCCAAAATCGATTAGGTACGCCGTTGGTCAGCCGATGGGAGCTCTATCCAGCTGGGCAATGTTAGCATTTACTCATCACTTCATCGTTCAATGTGCCGCTTGGGAAACAGGCTATCCTAAGGATAGACTATTTCAGGACTATGCAGTCCTAGGTGACGATATCGTTATCTGGGATGCCAAAGTGGCCTCTAAGTACCATAAGATTGTTTTATCTTTAGGTGTAGAGGTCGGTCTAGCGAAAAGTATTATCTCTCCTCTTGGTTCTGCTCTTGAGTTTGCTAAGAAGACTATTTGGAAGGGAGAGGACGTAAGTCCAATCTCTTTAACCGAATATTCTTCTGCACTCGAGAGTACGGCGGCTTTCGTTCACTTTGTACGTAAGTATGAAGCTAACGAAGCCTTCGTAAAGAACTGTCTTGGTATTGGTTACCGAGCCCATCCCTTTAATTTGAGATGGAGAATCTGGGCATTACTGCTTCGGATTCCTTCGGTATGGTCTGATTTATCAGCAGACCTCCTGTCAAGTTTCCTTCATTCTCATACTACACTAATCGTGAAATTAATTCAAGATAAGTGTAAAACTCTAAAAGATAGAGTTACGAATGTTTGGTCAAACTTGATCCAGGACATTACCAAAAGAGAGGTTGAGAAATACAATCTCCATTTAGGAACGTTCTGGTATAACATCTATAAGTATTTAGATGATGCCCTTTACGGTGCTGTTGGTTTACAACAACACAGAGCTCTTGCAGAAGAGCTTTTCCTATTGAGAGGTAGAGCTAGACAGCTTTGGGACATGGTACAGTGGTGGCGGGTATTCGAAATTAGAGAATACCTAGAGGCCTATGACTATGGATTATATCCATTAAAGGCCGTCCTCCCTGTCAAAGTTCTTGAGTCCGATATGGATCAAGATACCATGACTGAACTTTGGTCTATTCCCGACAATGGTCGGAAGAGACAAGTATCAAGAGAACAACTTGATCAGGTCCTTAAGGATCTTTTCTTCATAGAAGATAAGATTGCCTCAGTTTCCCAAACAGGCCCTTCATCCGTGCTTTCTAATGAACGTCGACTTTCTCCTTTAGAGAAAGACCGAATTCGAGTTAGAAAAGCATGGAATGCATGGTCAAGCATAGTATTACAGACCTATAGTATCTCCGGTTTTGGAATTCCAATACCGTTCCTTGTGGACATGTTTAGAAGACTATTTTTAGTTACTTCTACTACAAGTCAGGCACTAAGAATGCGAACAATCGTAGGTAGAAACCTGCGAAGATTCACTTTAACGAATCCTCACCATGTCGGTTATAGAACTGTCTTATGGATTACTCTATTTGACATGTTCTTAACCTTGGGAACTATGGGAACTCTGTTCTCATTAGCTTCCGTACTAATTAGTTTAGTAGCATGGTGGAATTCAGGTGAATCAGTTCAAGCTCTGGTGCCACTTGTGGCAACATCCTTTGAACCGTTTAAAGTCCTAGTCACAGATGTCCTAGACCTTGCTAAGTTAGTAAACGCGGATAATATTTCATCAATGGGTACTATTACCTCATTGTCCTTGTTTTATGGTTTTATAGTATTAAATACTATTTACCAGAACATAGGGAATATTATTCACGTATTAATAACTAACTTGCATTGGCCAGGATGGGATCTGAGCTTATTGATAGGTGCTCCTTTAGGTATATTCTATGAATATGGGATATACCCTATAGTGGGTATCTTGAAATTGCCTTATCACATCCTTTGGACAGACATGACATGGTCCGCCGCAGTCATGGGTAATCCATGGCTTTGTGCTCTTAGAGATACTGGAGAAGCTTTCTTCTCGGTTATCGCGTCTGATATCGAGTGGATCAAATCTTGTCGAATGGCAGAGTATTCTGTTCCTGATTTACAGGAATTGGTACTTAATGAGGAAGAAACCTCAACTGCATTCGTTCAAGGAAGCTCAAAGGACAAAATTGTCCCAGAGTATATTGATCCTTTCGCTAAGGACGTGATTGACCTGCAGAAAGATGTTGATACTGGATCAGATTCATCTGAATCTACCGTATCACCTTTCAGCCAGTATTTCAAGGAGCCCTCATCTACACAGTTTCCTAGTCATCCTCATATTTGTGAGAGTGACTGTGTTACATGGGTAGATTGCGGTGAATCTAAGGACTATGTGCCACTAAACAGCCCTAAACCTTGGGGCTGGATCGCATTAGGATTAGTCGGAAGACACCTATTTGCGGTTAGTGTGGTACTAGGATATACGGTTTACAGAGTAGTTCCAATTTTAGGTTAAGGTTATCCTTAGCCGAAACCAAGGAAACCCAGTCATGGCCACCATATTGGGCTAGATCGTCGAGAGACTTACTAGCACCATAAGTATGGAATGCGCATCTGAGCGTGACCTCACCGTTAAAAGGCAACTCTGCCGGGGAATGGTGAGTATTCAGGACGCC